ATAAAATCTATTTAGATTTAATTTTAAATAGAAATAAAAAACGAAAATGTTACATAATATGTAATAATTTGAAAATTAGAGAAATATTTTCTTGAGAAATAATTTATCTGAAACAAAAAAAATAGAATTTTGTAAAATGTTACATAATATGTAATAATTAAGCATTATAAACTTCGAAATAGCCATTAGATAATCTTGCAACACGAATGTATTCACAATAACAGCGTAATAGATCAATAACTCTACCAGAAGATGGGAAAGAACCAGAGATATGTAATTCGATGCCACGCTGTCCAACTCTGCCATTAGTAAGGCGAGTTCCGAGATAAAACATATGTCCTTCCATACCGTTTTGAGTGCGACCTTGATAAGTGCCAGTCGTTAAACCGCCACCAGCGGTGCTACCAGCTTCACAATATTCTTGACGAGTAATGAAAGGAACACCTTCAGCTTGCTGGAAAATAGAGAATAATCGAGCAATATTATCAACATCTGAAGTGAATTCAAATCTATCATTGTAACGAATATTATATTTAATTTCACCAAGAACACCGCTAGCAGTTATAGATGTAGCAAGACTATTATTACTACCGAAAATAGTATTTTCATCTTGAGCATCAGCGGGTAATAGAGTAATAACACGGGGAACCATTCGATTAGCCATACCAAGATTTCTGATTACTCCAGTTGCTAGTTGGGATGGGCTGGTAGTGTGTTCCACTAAACGATAATCAACAAATGAGAAACTCATATCTTTACCCCGACCCTGAGCATATCGATCCATTTCATCTGAAGAACCATAGAAGATATAATCAGCACAGAATTTAAGTTGATCTTTTACAATTTCACAAGCAACAGAAGGAGTTCCACCATTTGCTAACTGAACACGGAAATCTTTTGTTGGATAAAAAGTTAATTCAATATTGATTGGTTCTTTGATTAAATATAACGGAAGCTGATTAACCTTAAGGAAAGGGAATAGATCACTTAAATCAATAGAGTATGAAGGACATTCTTCTGGTTTAGCATCTTGCATTCTTGCCCACGAAGGTTGAACAAGAGCATCCGCATTATATTCCATCCCATTATCTAAACCGTAATCATCAGCAAAGACATCACTATCATCGTTGTATAAGAAACCGTGGTTCATAATACGTCCAGTTAAATAACTTTCACGTTCATAATTATTTTCATTAGAAATTAGCGAAGACTTAACGGCATGAAGACCAGCCCAGCTATCAATTTCATTAAGAGTTTTATTTCCAATTTTGAGAACTGCTTTCTTAACAACTTGACCGATACCAACGTGCGGTTGAAGATAAGCATTAGTCTGACCAGTCCCGGGTTTTAAAGCGATGAATATCTTTGAATGACTATGTAAAAAACCTTTATTCTGTAGAGTGAAACGAGCAAAACCATCAGTAGTAGCAGCCCCCTGCGAGAAAACGACTGGTTCAAGTAGATCGGTTTCTAACTGCTGAGTGTAGTTAGCAGGGATTTGATCGAGCATAAGAAAGTTGGGGATCTGTCCATCATTATCTCCGTCCATTTTTATTATAATTTTATTATTATAAAAATATTAAAAATAAATTAATCAAAATAAAAAACATAGAAAAAAACTTTAATATTTACTGTCTTAACTGAACGCCTTGGGGAGAATATAAGAGTTGAGACTTCGACTTAATGAAGATATAAACACCCATTGGATTATCAGATTTGAGATCACTTTCAATAGAAAGACCCCATTGTTCTTGAGAAAAGTCATCACCACTTTCACCGATACCATATTTTACAGCTAAACCGTAAACGCCACCACCTTCAGCGATGTTCATGTATGAATCTTCTCCCGTAGAAGAAGTAGTCATATTATAATTTCTGTGTGTATTAACTGGAGAAACAGATAGACGTTCCATAGAAAACTGGCTATCTGGTGAAATTGCTTGAACTAAATTTTTGATGATCTGTGGATCAACAACTTTACTATCAGTATTTTCAGCATCAACGATATTTGTTACATAATCAAAATCTGCTGGATATTTAGATCCCCCCTTTAACCACTGAACTCTACGAACTGGTGCTAGTGCGGTTAAAGAAGAACCATCTCCACTGGGATATGTAGTTGCTTGTCCATCTTGAGTAAGAGTATTAATATTGGCTACTGGCATAAATGTAACAAAAGCAGAAATAACATTCTGTAAAGCAAGTGAATACTGAATTTGAGCATTCGTAGAATTAATACTTGTGTAGAGAGAAGTAATAGTATTAAATTCATATGCTCCTTCGCTACCACTTGGAGTGCCATCTGGAATATCTGAAACTTCACAAGTTAATTTAAGATTAGATAATTCATAATGAGCATCTCCAATTCCGGTAGTAGATCCATCAGTATTGAAAAGAACATTACTATCCGGTTGAAGTAAAAATTCTAACTGAATACCACCAAAAGCATCTGGGCGTAAATCTACCATCTGACCCGATTGCATAAAACCACAAGGAACGTGGAAAGAGAAGTCATTTGTGGGGGCAACAGCCGCATCAAGACTTTCCATTACAGATTGGCGGAAAGCGGTAGCATTCGGCATAATAAGGCACGACTGCTGAAGATGTCCCATTTGATCTTGAAGGGATGAAGTGCAAGCAAGGTATGAATTCATAAATTTCGAATAATGGCGAATATTTTCACACACCATTTTTGAGCGATTGGCTCGAATAGTTAAACTTTCAATAACATTATAAATACCAAGACGATTATTCATAGTAACATTATCTCCATCTGTTAAAACAGTTGGCGTAGCAAGATTATCTTTGTAAGCATTAAAGTTACCAACTATTCTGACTGTGGATGGGTCAAGCATTCCATCCTGAGCAGAAATAGTAAATGAAAGAACTGGGAAACCGTTCTTAAATGATATCTTTCCATCAGCGGGGATATTATCTGGGCGAATTTCAATGTAGCGGGAAGTCATATTTTATAAATTTAATAGTTATAAAAATTATAAATATTAAATTAATAAAAAATGTTCATAAATGAAAAAGGTGAAACCGTTGATTACAAAACTTTTGAAGCTAAAGAAGTTAAATTAGCGAAAGAATTCATAAAAGAAGATGATTATGTTTTAGAACTTGGAGCAAGATACGGTGGAGTATCATGTGCGATAAATTCAAAATTGAAAAATAAAACTCATCAATATTCTGTTGAACCAGATCATAGAGTATGGGATGCTTTAGAAACTAATCGGAAAAATAACAATTGTGAATTTAATATTATTAAAGGAACAATTAGTAATGAACCGATGAAAATAATTGAAAATACTCGTAAATTTAAAGATAATAATGATTGGGCTGCTTATACTGAACCGGCTTCGGGTTATTCTTCGCAAAGAATTGAAAATCATAAATTACCAGATAAACCATTTAATGTTTTAGTTGCTGATTGTGAAGGATTTTTAGAAACATTTTATAATGAAAATATAGACTTCTTTGATAATTTAAGATGTATTATTCTTGAGAAAGATAGACCAGATTATTGTGATTATGAACGTTTAGAAAATATATTTGTAGAGATGGGTTTTCAAAAAGTATTTTCAGATAGAGATTTTCATGTCGTTTATCAAAAAGTAAAAACAACAGGTGCTAAAATTCTTTATATAAATTTAGATGAAAGGAAAGATAGAAAAGAACATATTGAAAAATTATTTCCAGAAGCTGAAAGAGTAGTCGCTATAAAAGATAAACGTGGATATATTGGATGTGTAAAATCTCATATTAAATGTTTACAACTCGCTAAATTAAGAAGATATAAAGAAGTAATTATTCTTGAAGATGATTTTAAATACAAAGATAAGAGAACTTTACAATATATGAAAATACCAGAAAACTATGATATGTTATTATTATCAAATCTGATAAAATCTGAAAAAGATATTGAAAATTATGATAAAGACTTTGACAGAGTATTTAAAGCAGTTTGGACTTCTGGATATATGGTTCATCAAAAATTCTATCAAAAATTAATTCAAACATTTGAAGAATCATTAAAAGCATTGGAAAAAGAATATAAACATTGTAATTATTTAGATGTTTATTGGAGCCGTATTTTTAAAGATCATTTAGTTTTAAAACATAAAAAAATGATTGGAACTCAATTAGAAAATGATTTTAGTAATATTAATAATAGAGTTGTTAGAAGAAGTAACTGAAATTTACATTACTACTTCAACCGATCCATCACGAATGACAAGTCGACGGACGTGAACAACAAAAGAATTAAATAACTTGGGCTTGCTCGGTGCCGTAGAAGTCTGGTAGCGAAGGATTACTGCTAAATCTTTACCCCTTAAATCAAGAACACCGTTCTGACCACCGGCTGAGAAACCACGACCGAAAATAAAGTTGTTTTGGAATTCAGTAAAAGAACGGGGTTTGATACCACTATTATCTAATGTTTTTTCTAATTCATATAGATGGAAAGCATCTAATGAATTCTTTGTTGCTAATTTCTTTGTAGAAATTTCCCTTGAAGGAACACGCTTACCGTTAATAGTATACTGAATGCTTGATAATTCATCTATGATACCGGTGTATGCCGAACGATTAGAAGCGATACAAATATCATGTTCTGCTTTACTTGTAGTATTATCAGTAGCATAATTAGTTCCCTTGATAAGATAAGTTCCCGAACCCGATATTAACTGAGCCGAAGTGTAAACACTACTATCTTGTGGGATAACTAATAGAGATTTTGCTCTGCTATTCTGAGCAAAAATTTGGAATGTAGTTTGACGATCAGAAGCCAGAATACTATGCTTATAATTGGTTGCCGACATAATATCAAACTCAATTGCTCTGCCTTCACGAACTTTATTAATCATTCCTTGCTCAAATGCCGGATCTAATTCAACTTGAGAAACAATTAGATTAACATTACTGATTTCAAAACTAGCATCATATGAAGCTGCGTCTGCTACTGCTGTAGAATACATTACATAATCATCACTTGTTATATCTACACCATTATTAGTTAGTGCAGCCCCGCTAATATTTACTTGAATTAAACCATTACCCCCATCAGCGGCTGAACTAAGATTAATTTCATCAATAGTAGCAGTTCCCGATAATACCGATTTGCTACCATTATTATTTACTCTACAGAAGTTGAAAGTTTCACCAACGACAAAAGGGAAACGAGCAACTCTATCAGGACCACCAAGATTATTTAAATCTGAAACAAAGAAAGTGCTCGAAGTAGAACCATTAGCCCAATTATCTGGAGCATCCGATCCATTTAGCGAATGGAAATGGGGATTGAGTGGGGTTCTGTTATCACGCAGAACACTATCTAACTGCTTAATAACATTTTCAGCTTCATTAAGATCAATTTCGATGTAAAGACCATTTGTCATCATAACTGGGAAAATAGATACACTATCAGCAAAGATACCGGTGTGAAGGGGTAAAGTAATCTTGGCATTTAAGAAATCACTATCACTAAAAAGAGTATCTTGATCACCCGAAGTCTTTTTGAAGAAAGGATTAGTTACTGTGTTTGCCATCGCTGTCTTGGTTGTTCCTTGATCGCCACGATTTTCTGGCTGGTGAACAGCACAGCCTTCAGTTAAAGCACGCATATTTTCAGTAGTTTTATCTTTATCATAATCATATTTTACAGCAACATAAGAAGCATAGTCAGAAAACTCTTCAAGAAGCTGCCCCCTTGAACCATCATAAATACGAATATTTTTGATGAGTGTAGACGTGCATTTATCTAACTGTAAGCGGGTTGGAGTTGCTCCCGAAGGTAGAGATAGTTTAACATTAAACTGTAAATAAGTTTCTCGACCATCCATAAATTTAGTAGAAGGATCTACAAAAAGTTGAACCTTCTGCCCCGGTGAATAAGATAAACCATTTTCACTTGGGACGGATATTTTTCTTTCTCCAACTCTAACAGAATCATCAGCAGACCAGTAAGTTGACATTTTATAATTTAAATATTATAAAAAAAATTAAAAAAATATTATCAAAAAAGTTTTTAGATTATATTTACTGAACCGCTCCAGTTACCGCAGTTAATCCAGTTCTTGCAATTTGTGTTGGGTCTTTTCTTTCAACATCGGCTGTAGTTTCAGTTGTTTCAGTATCTTGCTGTTGTTCAGTTGTTAAATCTCCACTTTGTTTATCTTCATCTAATTTTTCACCAACTGAATCAGTTATACCCGAAGCTAAATCAAGAACACCGCCAAGAAGTTTTGCTGGTGGGAATGCTGTGCCAACTATATCAGCAATTGACCCACCAATCTGTAAAACATTCGATGCTTTTTCCCAAGTATTATTTCCTTGAATTTTATCTGCTTTGATATCTTCATATAAATCCATTCCACCTTGAGCCGCAGAACCAAGAACACCGATTTTACCGATCGCTTTTCCAAGAACACCTTCTTCAACCATACCTTCGCCTTCTTTTACTATACCTTTTGCTACTTTACCAACCGAACCTTCAGATGTTTCAGCAATTTCAGATACACTTTCACCGTTGGGAGCACCTTCAGATATTGGTTCAGATGGTCTTGCAGTAGTGGTTGGTGTATCTGGTTCACTAGCAGGGGGTGTTTCAGTTGGGGCTGGTTCAGAGCTGGGTGTTTCAGTAGCGGGTTTATCTGCAGTTCGATTTCTACGAACACTTCCCTGAGTTGGATTGGTAGCATTTCTATTGGCTCGCCATTTATTGTATTCAGCAACTTTTCCGGGAATATCTTTAGCTGTCCACAGATTAGTTGCTTGGTCTTTGATTTCTTTGATTGTAGTCGCAGTTTGCAATTGTCCCCTTAACCCTTGAATAGTTGAAGTTACTTCTTCATTATGCTTTTTTACACGATCATTAAAATCTCTTACTTCTCGAGAACGCATATTGCCCATAGCGATTGCTCCGCTGGTTCCATATAAGTCTGCCATTTTTATAAATATTATGTTATTTTATTTTAATTACAAAAATAAATAATAAAATCTTAGATAACCTTTGGTTATTCTATATCTAATTCTTCTGTTTCTGTATCTCTTGTTGGATATATTTTAGTTTCATGACGAATATATGCTTCAGCTGGATTTTCAGACAATTTTAAATAAAGAAAAGAATATCTATCTTTATGAGCTTCATTATATAATTCAATAAATTTATCATATCCACCGACTAAATCGCCATATTCTTCTGCTATCTTTTCTAACTCTTTTTGGTTTTGCTGTTTGCATATAATCACGTCTGTGGCGTTGTTGCGGATCATACCGGCGACTGCTCGAAAACTCTGAACAGCTATTAAATAAAAATCAATATAATGTCTGAAACGGGTTGAGAAAAATGATACTTGATTTGTTTTCTTAAAATCTTTCGTTAATACATCGTCCATCACAAGAGCATAAGTTGGTCTTTCACTTTTATCTTCATATTCTCCTTGAGACTTCTTAATATTTTCAATAATACTATCTTCATAATGATCCATACAATCAAAATGTTTAGAAAGTATTTTACCTTTATTATCTGTATGTAATGTTGTAGATACAAATTTCACAACATCGAATTTATCTTTATAAAAATCTGGATTACAGAAATAGTTCACAAGTAAATTACTTTTCCCAGATCTTACTGAACCGATAATTAAACATAAGGAAGGCATCGCTGGTAAATTTGGATGAAGATCATTAAATTTTTCTGAAGGTTCTTCATCCTTTACTTTCAAAACTTTGGGAACAGATTTTGACTGCTTCGGTTCTTTAGCTTTCTTCTGCTTCGGCATGGCAATTATATATAATACTTATTATAAATATTTATTTAATATTTTTTTATTTCTTTTTACTAACATTTCTCTAAGTTTCACAGGGTTTGTTGGAATATATCTTGGTTCTCCGCCAACATTTAAATGATTAAAT